AACTTATTAACACCACTCATACTCTCTGCAAATTTCTTACGTTCATCATCAAACATCTGAAACTTACTGAGCTCCGGACCAGGATTAGCTTCAACACCCTCCATAGTTAAATCCTTAACAAAAGAACTTTCTATATCTTTCAAACCAAACACATCTTTCATCTGAAATAAACCACCTGGAATCCTAGTCTGTCCAAGCGTTATAGGGAAATATACCATAAAGTCATCAGCTACACTATGCCATAAGTACGAACGATAAGTTGAAATAGAACCATCTGGATCATTTGGACTAGCAGCAATAGAAAACCCAATATTCAACTGCGGCCAGCCGGTTTTATAACCTCCACTAGTGGCTAGCCCAAATGCATAAGCTACCATTGGATAACGTCTATAATAAGGCACCTCCAACACATGTTGTTGTTCCTTCGCTACTGACCATTGTGTTGCACCACTAAATGTCGTGGATAAATTTATGTGCAAAAAGGTAATACCAGTTGTAGTAGGAATTGGAACCAATTCCTTTGACCAATCGGGTGTACTAAACCCTGTAACGTTTAAACTAACACCAGTATCAGTAGACACGTGAAATCTATTACCACCGTTGGCCGCCAAATATGAGGCTAGAACAATCATATGCTCCCTTCCCATAAAGGCTGGCACTTGATAAAAAACACCGTATTCAAACAACGACGCATCCGTAGTATTAGCTAATGCAGTAGCCCCAGCAAAATTTGGTCTCCGCAGCAGGAATAAAACATTATCATGCTCTTGCTTCAGATAACCATTTTGCGGTCGTGTAGCAGATTTATAAGCAACTTGTTGCGTACTAACTTCTCTTGCGGTATCAGAAACTTCTTCCATTTGAAAAGCTCCTGTTACCAAACCTCCAACCTTTTTCTTAACAGCAATATGTGGATTAAGAGCTTGTAACCATATCGAAAAATTAAGAGTCTGCGACGCACTCGCAGTAGCTTGTAACCTATTCCACACCACCACTTTTAACACACCATAATTAGTTTGACCTGTTCTTAACATTCGGGACATTGCAGAAAATGGAATATCAATAGAAACTGACGTCTCAGAAGCAACATTCAAAATAGCGTGTGGTAATTGGGTTAACGAATTTTGGCCAATGTAATTCGCATCCGCCAACCCCAATTCTAGAGGAACCCACACTAACATGAGTGCCCCTTGGTGGAAAAGTGTCGGATTAATACGCAACGTAGCCTTCATGTCCATTCGGAAAAATTCATGGTAATCACTCAAGCCGAAAGTAGCAACATCTGGTTGAAAAAGAGCCGAAGGTAAAGCCAAAACAGATATAGAATCAAAAATACTCGCTGAAGTTGCGAACGATTGCGCAGAAGATATTAAATATTCACGAGTTAAAACATTTTGTGAATCAGCAGTGACAACATTTGCCGATATCGCTGCATTAGCTAAATTCGATGCAGCTAAACCTTGCTGTGGTAACTTATGCATAGTTTCCTTAACATTTGTCTTAACAACTTCTTCATTCATCTGGAATGATCCATTTAAATAAAATTGCACTCCAGCTGGTACTTGTCTTGGCACCTTAAACTCAAAATCATCAAGTGCCGAAATATAAACATTTACATCAATATTAGTAGCAACTGACCCATTAACAGCAAGCGCATTCTGTACAAATATATTAAAAATACCCAAAGTTTGGGTAATAGTAGGTATCACATTACTGTGGTTTCGCACTTCCAAATAGTCAGCACTTGAAACATAAGGTATATCCAATGAAGTCCTATTATTAAACCCCAAATCCAAAGTAGCAGATGTGCAATTTCTTGCTTGACTAAACGTCATAGCACTCAAATTAGGATTAAAGGCCACATATAACTGACCTTGGTGAAATCTCGTTGACATACATTCAACAGTAAAACGTAGTCCACCACGCCAATAATTGTACAAATAACCAAAATATGACAATGGAGTATTATCCACTTGTACGCCCGTTGTTGTATATGTTTGCATAGGATCAACACTATATTGTTCTAGTAAACACTCTGCCACAAAAGCAGTATCCCAAGTGAAAACAGCTATGCGTGTGGGTATCTTAGCTCTCTCCGGAATACTCAATAAACGCATACTCTCCGCAAAAGTACTAGACATTAAATCTGATTGATCCGAGACTTCATCATCATCACGCAGTGCAAGACTTGCAACTTCCTTTGGCAAATTACAAGTTGAATAGTCACCTGCTACAGATGAAACTACATGTGGTGTATCTTTAATACCAGGTGAAGGAAACAACGACTTCGCCACATTCCCTATTATAGGTAACATTGCACCAATCTTACTAACTAATTGCTCCTCCATCTGAAAACAACCATTAACAATTATATCATTATCACACTCATTAACCATAAATATTTCATCAATGGTTATCTTATTATTATCTATATTAACCAAAAATAATTCACCATCATTAATCATATCAATAATCTTTTGATTTCTATCATCAATAAACAGAGGACTTTGATAAAGCGCGGTGAGATATTCATTAGTTGTAGCCATAGTGAAAGTTTTTCCAACGTCCGTCTTTTAACGTCCCGGAATAGACGACTTTACCCAAGCAGGGGCAGGTTCCTTAGGTATGAGCCTACAAATATAACCGATCCTCCAGCGATCAAACCGCTACGTTTACAAC